CTCAGGCTTTGTCTTGTAAGACACAGAATTGTTCGCCAAGGCTCGTTGTGGCTCTGTCTCCCACCACATACCTGACTTAGCGTGTGCCATCTGGTCATCGTTGAGGTTCGACAAACTGATGAGTGCGCTGCGGCGAACCCCGCCAACAACCACAATCTCACCAATCTTACACATCAAGTCATGGCACTCAATCGGGAACAGTCTGCGACCCCGTGCCTTTTTGAATATCTCAACAGTAAAGTTAAAAAGGTCAGCAAGAGGCTGTGGGCCACTAGCACGTCCACCCATAACCTTTAGCCGCGCACCGGCTTCACGAACCCCTGACATATCCCACGAAGGAACCTGACCAGCGTAGAGTAGTGCAATCAGTTCGCGAAGTGACTTTGCCCATCCGGGCTTGCTGTCACCCACTCTAATGACGGTATCCGAATCGTTAAAGTTGTCACTAACTACCGGCAGCTTGTCTACGTTTTCACGCTCTACAGAAAAGCCAACGCCTGTACCACACATCAAAATGTACATGCACTCATCAAAGGCACGAGGGCTATCTACAGGGATGTAGCTACAGTTGTAACCACAGACGTTATCCCGTGCAAGGGCAGGGCCTGCAGTCATCATTGCCCGCATCGAAGGCATCACCTTCAAAGAAAGAATACCCTCTTCGAGTTCTTGGCGAACATTCAGGGGAAGTTCCCTGTCACACTTTTCTTTCACTTGTTCGAGCATGAATGAAACGTAGCGGTCTACAGTTTCGCCCCAGTTCTCACGCCGCTGCTCGCTATCTATCCAGCGGGCGTACCGTGATTTGTGAATGAATTGTTGATATGGTGTAGGTAGTTGGTTACTCATCTATGTCTCCCTGAACGGTCAGTAATTTGTTAAGATACCATGCAGCTTTCTGCAAGTCTTCTGTTCTGTTTTTGTAGCGTTCACGCCACGTATATTTTAGGTTGTTGCCTTTACAATAACCTCTAAACTCTTCTGGGGTTAAGGCCGCACGTATAGCGTCTATGCACTCAATCCCTGCATGATTATAGTGAGGGGGATGGTTCACCATATCGACATTGCCATAAGCCATCTTGCCGACTTGTTCCATCTCCTCTAAATACTTCATGTGTTCTTCGTGTCTCATCTGTCGTCTCCGCTGCCCTGCAACATGTTTCGGTTCTTGCGGTCCTCTAGCTTGTCTAGGTTTTTCTGTGCTACTTCTTCTAGGCTGTAGCCTAAGTCCCGTGCTAAGATTGCAACGTACCATAACACATCTCCCAGTTCCTTTGCAATATCATCTTTATAAAAAAGGTGGGGTTCGCCATCACGAACAAGCTTCTTTACTTTTTCGGCAACTTCACCTGCTTCCCCAGCTAAACCCAATGTCGGATATAAGATAGTATATTCTTGGGGGTAAATTGCAGTGCTTTCAGCCCGCATCTGATACTCATCTAATCTCATTGCTTTGTCCCAAAATCTACTTTAACTATATTGTTGTCTCGTTCTATAATGCGTTCGAGGGGTTCGCCGTCTTCATCTTCTAGTTCGCGAAGTAACGTTTCCTTCATTTCTTGAAACGATATGCGAGCCAGCCCCGCCTGTATAATTCTATCGAAATCATTCTCTAGCATTTCAACAATGCCTTGCTGCGCCACGAACCCTGAATCCATAAACTCTTCATCCGTATCTAGAGGCGTTGTATCGTATGCAGACAATCTAAAGGTTTCCTCATCGTCCCGCTTCATTATTATGTACCACCTGTCAGGAAGAAGACTCGATATTTCATAATCCCGTTCATCAGTCATTTTTTAACCACTCCTCTGGAACACTACCTTCAGCCCACTGGAACCCATAACGATTTGCCCAATCAGCATAGCTGGTCTTGCTTCCTTTGTAAATCTTGTTCGTGGCTCGTACGAATACAAACCTGATATCTAAGTCGGGATACTGCTGCTTGATAAGCTGCATCTTAACTCTATCGCCTTTATCTAAATGGCCCTTGGCTTCTATGTATATGTCCTGTTCAGGAAGATAGAAGTCTGGCGTATATGTTCGCGGCTTGGGGATGTACTCTAGCTTGGCCTGTTCGTATTCAAAAGTTACTTTTCTTTCAGCCAGTGCTCGTGCAAGGTTGATTTCGAACTGTGACCTGTACCGTGTGTTTCTCATAATCCTAGCAACGGAAATCCCGCCTTCACCCCTTCTAGCCTTTTTAACAGATACTGTTCTACTTTTGGTGACCGTCTTTTTAAGTGGTCTATCTCTTTTGAGATTTCCATTGTCGGCAGACATACTACAAGCCCCTGTCGCAGGTTATATACAATGTTCTGAAATTCCTCTTCTATCTGTTTAATGTCTCGTGATTCTGTATCTGACTTCAATGAACCATCAGAAGAAAAGTTGTCCCGCAAAGTTAAAGGCAGGGACACTTCCAAGTTACGGACACGAACTGTAGAGCGACCACCCCCACGCTTCTCAAACGACTCCACGAACACGCAGCGTAGTTCCGGGTTCAAGTCGAAGAGTTCGTGGGGGTATTCCCGTGTGTACAGAATCGGCATCAATCTAGTTCCCGTTTAACCAACTTAGTGTACCACACGTGTGGCTTGAACCGCGCCTTAGATGTTATCTTCGGGGCTAGTTCTGCGTTCTTCCAGCACTTTGTTTTGAACGAACAGAAGGTGCAAGTCTTAGGCATCAGACGATTGCCTGTCTCTACCTTTTGTTTGTTGATGGTAACTGTCTCAGGCTGAGACTGGAACGGCACCTTGAATGGGGCATCGTTGACAATTGCATCAACCCGCTTGTTCGCATCCTCAAGGTATGCTTTGCGGTCTTCAGACTGTTCGTGGGGTGCCTCTACAAAATCCCACTCACCTGTAGACTTATTGATTACAATCCATCCACCGAACCGCTTGCCCTCAGATTCGGCGTACAGGTGACCCTGCATGACGTATCCAAATGGGTCATCTTCCTTGATGACATCATAGCCGCCACGACCAGAGAACTTGTTGTCGAACGACCACGGGCTTGCTGTCTTGATATCCCAGACTTCTTCTTCGCCATCTATGTCTAAGATAACGTCTAGGGTTCCATTGACAGTTTGCCCAGAGAGTTCGAGGGAACACTTCTTCTGTTCGTCAACTACATTGATGCCAGCAGCCTTCATCACAAGGATTGCAAAGGCTTCCAAGAGGTCTCCAGTTGCGAACCGCACGATGTCATTATAGGCAACGTCCTGTTTGTTGCCCTGCTTCTCAAGCTGTTGTTGACACAAAGGGCGACCTACACCGGACATGCGAACCCGATAGTCACCACGACTAGAGAACTGCTTACGCATTGCTGTTTTGCAATCCTCTCCAAACTGTTCTATCAAATGCTCAAGGCGGGAAGAATCAACTTCCCCCCGCCCCGCTTTTTGTAGAAAGTCTTGTACTTCTACAAGTTGCAACATGACTACCCAGCCAGACGTGCTGACAAGTCGATGTCATCTGAAGAAGCCGAAGCTTTCGTTGCTGCCTTGTACTCTGCGAACACAGACTCGTTGTGAGCCATCACAGTATCCGTAAAGTCTTTCATCAAGGCTTTGTCACTGTCTGAACCAGAAACCTCTTTCACCAAGGAAAGCTTCGGTGTCCAGTAAATTACGCCACCGTTCTTCTGCTTCTCTGTCGTGAACTCAATCAACGCCTTGTGCATCAGAATCTTACGGTCTGTAAGCTGCTTCTGAATGAAGTCATTTACAGGGCGGTATCCTGAACGCTTGAAGTACGCCATGAACGGCATCTGCTCAACAGGTGCAGCAGTACCGTCTGCATAGGCTGCTTCAGGGGCATCGATGAGGCCGTAGATTACCTGATTACAGCTAACAGAACGGCTCAACAACACACGAGGGTCATCCTGACCTAGTGCCTCTTCTTCCTGCTTTGAAAGACGACCACACTTGTTGCCGCCTTGTGTGTCAGGAAACTCTCCAGCTAACTTGCGCTTCTGGACAGACTTGCAAGAGAACTTGCCTTCCTCTTGGTCCCATACTGACCACTCGAAGGTACGCAACAGTGGACGGACAAGAACTTTATCTGCATACACAGGGGCAGAGCCGTTCCAGATTCTCCACGAACCACGCTTCAAGAGCGTACCATCATCAGTCTCTGTATCGTAATTAATATTTAGTCTAGGCAAACCAATCTTTGGCTTGTTGTTCGGGTCTGCCTGTCCACTCATTTCCATGAGGGTTTCATCGTTGCCTGCCTCGAATGCAGTCAGGTAGCTATTCATTTCATCATTCAACAGTTCTAGTTCGTTACCCATGACATTTTCCTTTTCTCTGGGTTTAAGCGTAAAGGGATTATACAGTTAATACTTCTTCCAAGTCAAGCCAGTTTTTACCCATTTTTAGTTCGATACCAACTGGCATATCATAGGTAATCCCGTACCTATTCTTTGATTCCAATGGGATGGCTAACATACATTCAGCCATTATGTCAATACATTTTTTTTCTTCACTAGGATATACA